ACGATACAAATATTTTACCATTTACTGCGTGTGAATACAATACATAACCAATTCTTACTGGGTGGGTTGTTGGTTCTATATTGGTTAAACCACCAGCAACTGTATCTGATAACCATAAGTCATCACCATCTAACCAAGTTTCACCTTGAAGTGAACCTGTTGCATTTATGTTATTAACATTACCAAATGATGTAATAAAACCTTCTTGATTGTTGTTAATATTTTCAGTAACAACACCCAATATACCAGAATGGTTGTGTTTAGTATCTGCTTGTGCTAATAAAACTGCTAACCTTTGTCCTTGTGCCCCACCTTCTGCTTGTGTTCTTATTCTAACAACCTTATATTGACTTTCAAGTAAATTTGAACCAGTTTTATTAACTACTCTTACAACTTCTTCTTGTCCTATTTGTAATGTCACATTACCACCTTTTAAACCTAAATTTAATGTTCCATCTGTATCATTCCATATCAATCTACCAATATCCCCTGCTTGTGCCGCAGATGTATTAAAATCAATATAATCAACATCATCTATTGTGGTTACATCCAAGTTCCCGTTGATGGTTAAACCAGTCATCGTGTTGATGGTGGCGTTGAATGTGTTACCACTATTATCAGCAATAGTGAATGTATTATTTAAATAGGTATATCCCGTTACGAATTGGTTATTATCAGTTGAACCAGTATAAAAACCACTTACGTTAAATGTCCCTCCACTATTATTGGTGAATGTTGCTGTTCCAGTTGAGTTATCATATGTCCCCCCTGTTACGAAGATATCATTAAATACAATACCTGTAAGATTTGAACCATCCCCATAAAAAGTTGTTCCTGATATATCACCATTTACAGTAAGTCCAGTCATAGTATTAATAGTGGCACTAAATACCCCACCATTATCATCAGTAATTGTGAAGGTATTATCTTGATATGTGAAACCTGTAATACTTGTTCCTGTGTTTCCTGTAAAATTTGATATTTGTTGAGTTATGTATTGTTGTAATGTGGTGCAAGCGGTTACTGTATCACAAGTCAAATACCTCGTCATAGGGTTAATTGGGGATAAGTTTGTCTGTGTAATATCGCCGGTTGGTAAAATACAATTTGAATGTTTTAATTTAAAACTAAATTGTCCCACCCATCCATTAACTTTATCTTGTGTTTCATCTGTTGCAGGGAAACAATTAATTACATCTTGAAATATAATACCATAATTCCCCCAATCTACCTGAACCTCTGTTATAAAATCTTGTAGGACTTGTAACATATCACTCAATATCTCCTGGATGTTGTCGCTATTATCTCCATTTATTTCCAAATAATTTGACTGAATATTTGTCTTATCCATAAATAAAACAGAAAAAGACAACTCTGGTATTGCCGTTCTATTTTGGGGGTTGATTAAACTATTTTCATTTAATGATACCCACATATAGGGGAAGTCCATTTGTCTTGAGGTCCCTATTTCACTTGTTGGTCCAAAACCAAAATCATTTAAAAAAAAATGTCTGTCAGCGAACCCACTGAACAAATCCACCATTTGATTTAATGAAATTATATTTACACTCATATATTGCCGTTTTTACTTTGTTCTACTTTATTTTTTTGATAGAAATAAGACAACCAATTCAAACATCCAATATAGTTCTTCTTGTATATCATTTCATCAGTTGTATTTAATTTGGTTAATAATAAATAAACCATCTCCAACCATTTAAATCTATCATCAACATCCGTCTTTTTATTTAAAGTATCAAATTTACTTTTTTTCTCTTTTTTTATTTTGGCAGGCTTTCCAAATAGTCCTTCGTATTGTCCTCTAATGTAGTCCCGCCAGTTAAAAAAAAACTGAATATGTTATATACTTTTGAAATTGGGGCATTTCTAAATAAATTAACCCTATCCATAAATTCACCTTTGAAGGCTTCTAACTTTCCGTTTTCTTTTTTCTTTCTCAAAAATATACATAGTAACTTATCCATCACTTTAAATAAATTACCATCTGCTGATTGTAAAATCGTCTCAATACTAATAACCTCCCCCATTGTTAGTTTAGAAAAATCATTTTTTAAATAATATGTTTCACCTTCCAACTCAACACTCTCAACATTGGTGGGTTTTAATTCTTTACTTGTAAACGCAAATACTTCAGCCAATTTTTCAAAATCCTTTACATCCATCATCATAATTAAATTTTCATCAATATCTGTCAATACATTTATTATTTTTACAGATAACTCTACTGAATTTAACCCCTCTCTTTCAAAAGAGAATAATTTAACAAAATCACCAATAGTAACTTCATCCCACGATTGGGGTAAATTAAATTCCTTTACCTCATCATCAATTTCTAATTTTAAATTTATCATATTATCCTTTTTTTGTTTTTAATAAATATATTTTTTATTGTTGTGTTTTGTACATTAAATACGGAAAGTTTTAACTGGTGCTTTCTTAATCTCAAAAATCATTCTATAAGCCATTGCATCTGAAAAATCGGGAGAACGCCCTAACATCCTTTTAACCTCACCTTTATCTACCATCTGTATTTTACTTACTTTATCTGTTGGTTTATGTTTTACTTCTTGTAATTCCTCAATAATTTTATCATCATATTTTGTTTTCACCACTTTTAAATCACCTTTGTTAATCACTTCACTTAATTTGAAGTATAATTGTGTTTTAAGATTTTGGTAATTTTCCCCTCCGAGTGCTCTTGCATTATTTACTATTGGTTTTCCACCCCTTAAATATCCTTCTAAATATTTACCAACCCCATCACTATCCCAAGTAATATTATATGGGGGTATTTTATATTCTTTTGCTTTATCCCTAATTACGTCTTCAATCTTTTCTTCTGGATTAACTATTATTTCTACTATAGTTAAATCTTCCCACACCATAATCACGGCATTATCACTTGTGAACGCAACATCGGAGCTGATATATTTTTTACTTTTTTCAACTTGAGGTTTTTTGTTAATGAAGATATTTAATATGGTTTCATAATCCATCAATGCATCAGGTGAGGTTTCGTAATTCCAATTCCCATTTATCAATCTTTCCTTATCTGTATTTGATAATGCCTTTTGTAGGTTCTCAACATATACGTCTGTAATGAACGGGTTGTCTAAAACAAGAGCTGTAATAAACTTTTTATGTTCGGGTAATGTATTATCTTGACTTGGTATATAATAATCCCTATACAAGAAGTTTTTAGATGGATTACAAGTCATTAGTAAGAAGGGTTTGATTGATAATTCACCATTTAACCATCTACCAAGTCGTGATTGTAATATCTGTTTTCCTTTTTCATCTACCTCACCAGCCTCATCAATACAACCCATCGTTAATAATTGTCCCCCCAACCTTGTATAATTGGGGTCTGATGGTAAATATCTTAATTCCAATAAAACTATCTTTGAACCATTTGTAAATGTAATTTCACCTGTGGTTGAATTATACTTGTAATGTTCTTCTGTCTTTAACCCCCAGTTATTTATTACCTCAAATAAAGAAACTACAGTTGTTTTTTTTAAGGTGGTTAGCTCATTTCTGGCTAAACCAATTCTTATCTTGGGGTATTCTAAACATTTAAGTATCATAAAGGCACACATACCATATGATTTACCACCAGCAGCGGCACCTCCATATAATACCTCTGTTGTTATTTCATCATTAAAATAGTCAAAAATTAAATCTTGTTTTAACGATGGGGAAAAATTAATCTCCATTATTATTTTTATTTGGTTTAATAACATTAATAACAATATTCTCCCCCTTGTGGTTGATGTCTTGTTCTTGTTTGTCTCTATATCCGTGATGATTTTTTAATAAAAATATGGACATCGTTGGGTTTAGGTTGTGTTTTAAAGCACCATTTACTATTTTACCCTCCTGTATTTTTTTTACCTTTTTTATTAATTCGGTAAACTTGGGATATTTAATACACATTTCACTAATAAACTGTGGGTATATATCACCATTTTCATATAAAAATGTTTCCATCCATATATTGTCTTGACTTTCTAACATCCAGTTAAATAAATCATTCCCCAATTTCATAACTTTTTCTTCGGTCCATATTAGGGGTCTTCCACCTTTGTTTTTTGCCATCATTTCTTTGTTCTTTGTGTATTTATCACAACACCTTTTTTACTTTGTGTTGTTTTCTGTTTACAGGATTGACACCCCACTTTTTGTGGTGGTTCTGATATTGTTATTTTTTCTTCTGTTGTTTCTTGTCTATTATACCAATTTAATAATTGTTTTTGTGCAAATCTTATCTGTGCTGCACAGTGGGAACAAATAGACATTTTTTTATCTATATGTTCTCTAATAATATTACTCATACTCTGAACATCATATTTATTTGTTTTTTTTAGATTAATTAATCTAATTATTTCGTTTTTTAATCCTTCTTCCATTTCTTTTTAATTAAATCTTTATATAACTCATAGTTATTTATTCTTGTCTCAGCAATTTTATAATAGTCCTCGTCCATTTCCATCCGTTAGCGGTAATGCTACGAACCGCATACCCGACTGACTGCAATTTCATAATATTGCTTCTCTTTTTCTATTCCGACAAAAAAACGATTAAGTTCTTTTGATGCTAAACAAGTAGTTCCTGAACCCATTGTATTATCCAATACAACATCGTTTTCATCTGTGTAAGTGGAAATAAAATATTTCATCAATTTTTTTGGCTTTTGTGTTGGGTGGTATTTTCCCTCGCTTTCAGCAGTTGTAAAGTATTGCACAGTTCTTGGATTTCTTAAACCATCTTCATTCACAATTTCAATTCCTGCATTTGGTATTTTATTATAAACTTCGGTAACTATTCCGTTATCGTGTTTTCTATTCCCTTTATTAAAAGGTTTTCCTTGTACTTTTTGGGCGTTGTATTTAGTTTTACCTTTACCAAATATAACTATGTTTTCGTGTGCTTTTAAAGGCATATAACTTGTTTGTAAAAAGTTACTCGCTTTTGATTTTTCCCAAATCCATTCATACTTAAATAGTTTAGGGTTACTCATTATTAATGCACTTGTAAAAGGTTGTGAAGCGGTTAAAACTATTGCACCATCATCTGTAATTATCCTTTCGTATTGTTCCCAAAGTTTATCAAAAGGCAAAATACTATCCCATTTACAAGCAGTTGTGCCATAAGGTAAATCAGCCAAAATAAGATTAACTGACTTATCTTTTATGTAAGGGAAAATATCGAAACAATCCGCATTAATCAAAGCACTACCGCTAACAAGGGTTTTGCAATAGTGGGGCGGAAGTGGTTTATTGAACATTTATTTCTTTTTAATTAAATCTTTATATAACTCATAGTTATTTATTCTTGTCTCAGCAATTTTATAATAGTCCTCGTCCATTTCCATTCCTATAAACTGGAACCCCTCTAATCTTGCTGCAATCCCTGTTGAACCCGAACCCATATAACAGTCCATAACTATTCCATTTGGTGGTGTTATTAACCTAACAAGATATGTTAATAGATTGATTGGTTTAACTGTGGGGTGGTTGTTTTTGGTTATACGAGTATTTATCAATTCACTACTACCTTTATCTTCAACATCATCAAAATTATCTAACCCCAAGTTTCGTTCTTTCTTACTTACCTTTGGAATGTAGAAAAATCTTGATGCTCCACCAGTATCATTATAACCTCTTGTATTGAAAAATCTACTTGCTCCATCAGTATTAATTACTTTACCAACACCATAAGTATTTTCACCAGCATCAAAACCACCTTCATATGTTTCAGGAAATTTTGTTGATTTTACTATACCACTTTGTTCGTCCAATAATTCAGCAGCAGTTTCATCAATAATAAAATTGGCAGGGAACCTACCATCAACATCAAAATTATCTAACCCCAAGTTTCGTTCTTTCTTACTTACCTTTGGGATATAGAAAAATCTACTTGCTCCACCAGTATCATTATAACCTCTTGTATTATTTACTTTACCAGCACCATAAGTATTTTCACCAGCACCAAAACCACCTTCATATGTTTCAGGAAATTTTGTTGATTTTACTATACCACTTTGTTCGTCCAATAATTCAGCAGTAGTTTCATCAATAATAAG